GGGTGGCGATGGTGCCCTCCATTGGGGGATCACGGCGACTGCTGCTGGCTATGCGGGCGGTGGCGGGGCGGGGGACTACAACACCGGAGTCAGGAAGGTCGGTGGGGATTACGGAGGCGGTGACGGTGGCAACAATGCCGATGACGCTCAGTCTGGGGTTCCGAACACGGGCGGTGGAGCAGGAGGCCGTGACAATACTGGTGTCTCGTATGACGGTCGTGAGGGTGGTACTGGTATCTGCCTGATCCGATACGAGGTGACCGTGTAATGGCCGATCCAGCGTATGTTGTAGATGGGGTGCTGACTGACGGAGAGGCCGTCGTCGCCATCGCCAGCACCAACCTCGGTTCCTCTGCCGGTCATGTCACGTTCACGGACCCGGCTAACGGAAGTTCCTTGGACTGGTGCCAGTACCAAGACCTGATGATCCTGTGCCACATGAGAGGCACGCACAGCGCCACGAGTATCGGCGGGTACATCCAGTTCAACGACATCACGGGCGGTTATTACAACTTCATCCTGTTGGACGTATCAAGCGATGCGCCACGGGGCTACTCGGAGGCGTCAGCCTCTAGAGCCGAAGCGATTGTGGGGTTCCCCGGTGCCTCGTCCACGGCCAACATCTTCGGAGGGGCAGTCGTACACATCAACGACGCGAACAGCGGAAACGCGAAGCAAATCCTCACCCGGTTTGGTTACGATCAGGCGGGCACGACGACGCACGGGACCGGGATGACGGTCTGCCAGTTCCGTAAGTTCGACCCGATCTCCAAGATCAAGTTGTACCCCGGTAACGGGGACTGGGACACCGGCACCCGTTTCGACCTGTACGGAATCCTCCCTCGGATGGTGTCGTAATGGCTGACGTAGAAGCAATCAAGACGACCCGGCTGGAGGCTAACGCTGCTTCAATCCAGATCGACTCAATCCCTGCTACATATCAGCACTTGCAAGTTCGGTGTTCGTTGATTAGCAACCGTGCGGACCAACCGTCCGACACAATCGTATTGAGGTTTGCACACACTGGCGGGTCGATTGACACGGGCAGCGTCTACAGCGATCAAGCGATGATCGCCCAATGGGGGAACGCTGAATCGTCGTTTGCTACTGCGCTCGGTACCACTATAGATATGTACCGCATCGGTGGCGACTCGAAAGGGCATTACCCGATGGGCGTTCTCGTCTGGGACGTATTCGACTACTCGGATACGTCCAAGAACAAGAGTCTCGTCGGTGTGGGTGGCGTTTCAGGCCGGTACAGCGCCAGTGGCAACGACCGGATCATCGGGATGAGTGGCGGTTGTTATGACGCCACCGGAGCGATCACTTCCCTTCAGGTCTACCCGGTAGACGGAAGCCTGCTGCTCCGAGGGTCGGTGCTGTCGGTCTATGGCTGGAAGGACGATTCCTAATGGCTGCCATCGAATGTCTGGCGCACACGACTATCACAGGTTCGACCGCTGCGAACATCACCCATTCTGGACTGGCGACCACCTACGAGCATCTGCTGTTGAAGTGGTCGATCCGTGACGCGACAGGGGCCTACTACGGCGACGCCGGTATCTACTTCAACGCAACTGCCAACGCTACGACCTATCCGCTGTCGTTGACGAAACTGAACGCTCAGGGATCGACGTTCAACGCCGCGACGGACTCTGCCTCCTACGCTCTGTTCGGCTGGCAGAACGCTGGCAATAGTGCCACCGCCGACTTTTTCTCGGCAGGGCAGGCGTACATTTTCAACTATGCCGTCACCACGAACAAGCGCCCGATACTGATGGACAACCTTGTGCCGAATAACAGCAGTTCTGACACAAGGATGCAGATGGCTGCCGGGTTGCTCGGCAACACCGCCAATGCGATCACGGCGGTCACGCTGTTCAACCAGAGCGGGTCGGCGCTATCTATCGGCAGTTCCCTTACCGTCTACGGAATCAACGGAGTGTAGAGATGGCTAACCCCATGAAGGTTGTAAATAACGAATACATCGAAATGACCGATGATGAGGTCGCTGAGCGGGAGGCGTGGCGTGACGCAGCGGACCAAGATTTGGGGAAAGTGCGTTCGGAGCGCAACGTCCTGCTCGCCAAGTGCGACTGGACTCAGGTAGCCGACTCGCCGCTGACCGACGAGAAGAAGGCAGAGTGGGTGGCATACCGTCAGGATCTACGGGATCTGCCTGCGGCGTACAGTCGTGTGTCTCAGGTGGTTTGGCCCACACCGCCTGACTGATGATCGACTATCGCCAGTCAGGGATTGACTACCGGGAAGCGGACTACACCTATCAGGGTGTCAAGAGTCACGCTCTTACGGCAGCGATCACCGGTACGGCAACCGTTACTGCGGCGATAGTAGAAGAAGCAGCCCTCACAGCAGCGATTACCGGTACAGCAACTGTTACTGCTACCCTCACTGAATCTGCTTCGCTTGCCGGGTCTATTACCGGGACGGCAACGGTTACGGCTGCGATTACCTCAGCACAGTTCATGGAGGCTGATGTAACGGGTACCGGGACGGTGACCGCTGCGATTGTCAGAGAAGTCCCGGTTGAGGCTGATGTAACGGGTACGGCGACTGTTGTTGCTGCGATTGTTAGGGAAATTCCGATTGCGGCAGCGATTACTGGTGCGGCTACGGTCACGGCAGCGATTATTCATAAGGTTCCGCAGCCGGAACTTGTCCTTTCTGTTACGAATGTAACAGGATCGTCAAATAACGAAGAACGACAACATACGCTTGAACTACTGGTAGGTGTGTAATGGCTACTTACGATAAGGGTGACCGGGTAAGGGTTACCGCAACCTTCAAGACCGCAGGAACGGCTACGGCTACTACGTCTGCGGGTACGCAACGCAAGCCCGATGGGACCGATACACCGCTAACAGTGGTAGGTGGTAGCGGTACCGGCATCTACTATGTCGATGTTGATCTGGATCAGATCGGTACCCATACGGTGAAGGTTGCTAGTACCGATGTTGTTATTGCCTCAGAAACGGTTGAGTTAGAGGTAACTAAATCAGTGTTTGATCACTCGTGAGCAATACTGCCAAAGACCGTGGAGTAAAGACTCGGGAACTCTTTTTAGAGGCACTTGGTAATACAGGATTGATTAATGATGCCTGTTTGATTGCAGGAGTTACACGGTCTGCCTATGAGAAATGGCGTCAGCGGATTCCTGACTTTGGTGTCAAGGCTGATGCTATACGTATGAAGGCATTGGATTCTACTGGTGAAGAAACAGTAGAAGATAAGTCCTTTCAAAGTTTTCGTAAGGAATACTTTAACCATATGTCTCCGTGGTTTCATCTAAAGGCGATAGAAGCCTACGAGAATACTCCACCCGGTAACATCACTTTGATTCTCTGGCCCCCGGAGCATGGCAAGACGACTCTTGCAGAAGACTACTTTTGTTACAAATTGGCAACAAATCCAGAATTCAGGATTACGGTCGGATCTGAAGGACAGGACATGGCCCGTAAGATTCTTGGGCGTATCCGTACACGAATGGAACCAACCGGTCCATTCCCCCATTATGTAGCAAAATATGGTCCGTTTGTTCCCCAGAACGCATCTGGGCGAAAGACGGCGCAGGCGTGGGGAGCCGATTACTTTAACGTCTTCAAAAAGAGTAGACATGATGAACGCGACTATTCGATGGTTTCTTTGGGTTGGCGATCCAAGATTGCTGGTACCCGAACCGATCACCTACATATTGATGATATTCAGTCACGGGTGTCTCTCAACCTGACCGAACAGATGTTCGAGATTTTCCGTCAGGACTGGTTGACTCGTCCCGGTGAGAATGGGCGTACCAGCATTAACGGTACCCGTGTTGGTGAAGACGACTTCTATGAACGGATAATGAAGGAAATCGATTCTGATATTCTAAATGTAATTCGCTTTCCAGCGATCATCACAAATGATAAAGGCGAACCGGAACCGTTGTGGCCTGAGATGTTTCCGATGGAAGCGTTGGATCGTATTCGCCGTAAGGTTGGTGAAGAGGCGTGGTCCCGCAACTACATGCAGCAGCCTTCAGCGGCTTCTGAAGCAACCTTTAGCGAAGAATCAATTCAGAAGTGTTTGAATCCTCTTCGGTCTACTTTGCATGATCCACCAAAGGATTGTACTGTTTATATTGGGGTAGATCCTGCACTTGGTTCCAATAATTGTGTGGTTGCTGCAACTCCCCATGAGGGCAAGTTGAAGATTCTTTTTGTTCGAGAAGATATCGGATTGACTCGAAACGAACAGATTCTTGGAGTTGTTGAAGATGCGATTCTTCGTTGTCAGAGAAATGGGGCAACTGTTTCAGATGTGGTTATCGAAGCGATGGTATTCCAGAAGGGGCTTGCCCGTGATGAGCGATTGATTGAAATGACGGACCAGTATGGATTCCGTATTCGGGAACATTTGACTGGTGTGAATAAATATGATGAAACAATTGGTGTACCTTCTATGGCGTTGTCGTTTATGAGGGGGGAAATGGATATTCCTTACGCTGATGACGCGCCAACTCGTCATCAGGCAGATGAATTAATTAGACAACTTAAATCTTGGAGGCCATTGAAAAGAGGTACTAAACTAAGGCAGGATCAAGTAATGGCTCTATGGTTTATCTGGATTCTTTGGCGTCAAAGGAAGCAAGCATTCAATGTGGATACCAGTCAATTCAACTATAAGGCGTTACCGTGGAGCAAGACAAATACGAGTTTTAAGGTTCGCTGATGTATACGTTTGATGAGATCGTCGGGATTATTCGCCAACGACAGGAGGCACAGTCTCCGTTGCTGGATCGGATGATGGAGATCAAGGAACGCTATAACGGCGACTATGTGATTCCTCTACCATCTATGGATGAGGAACCGGTATTGCCACCGCTTACCCCGGCTTTGATTTCTGAAAACATTGATGCTATTGCACAGCGCGCAGCATCGGTAACTCCGTATATTGGATGTCCTGCCTTGGATCCCGGCAAGGAACGAGGGCGGGGATCTCGCCAGTATGCCGATATTCGTAAACGGGCGTTGACTTCTTGTTGGTACAGAAACAAATACAAGGTTAAGAGTCGTCGCGCCTATCGGCATCTTGCTGGATATGCGACTACGGCACTTGTTGTTTATCCTGACTTTGAATTAGAAATGCCCAAGATTGAAGTAAGGGATCCTTTAGGGGTTTACCCTGAACCGCAGGCTGCCGAAAATTACGATATGCCTAGTAATTGCGGATTCATCTATGGCAAGTCTGGTGAATGGCTACGTAAGCATTATCCGCGTTCACGCCAAGAGAATGGTGGACCGATTCCTTCGGACGATAATGCCCGTCAGGAACTATGGGACGTTGCCGAATGGATCGATCCTGATCATATCGTGATTGGGATCATGGGTCCACGGTACACCCATTACAAGCAGTCGGAGCCTTTGCATTCTACGATGATCGAATTGTCTCGTTATCCGAATAAGGCAGGGATGCCATGTGTCGTGACACCGGGACGAATCACACTTGATCGTATTGCATCATCTGTATCCAATGTGGTCGGCATGGTCGATCTGATGGCAAAGTTGATGGCATTGGAATTGATTGCACAGGAAAAGGCGATCTTCCCTGATCGTTACATTATTGGCCGATCTGGTCAGGTACCGATGATTGTCGGTGGGGAATGGAAAGATGGACGAGAAGGTGAAGTCAACGTCCTGTTGGACGCGGAAACGATTGGCGAATTGCGGGGTTCCCCGGACCAGCAGACAAATATCGCAATCGATAGACTTGAACGTAATGCCCGCGTTTCAACTGGAACGGTCCCCCAAATCGGTGGGGAGTCATACGGTGCGTTACGTACTGGTAGGGGTATTGATGCTCTTATGGGGGCTTCTCTTGATCCAAGGGTACAGGAACTTCAAGAAATCATGGAAGCACATCTTCCCCATTTGAATGAATGTATCTTTGCTACCTATAACGGATATTGGAATCGGCGCAAGTTCGTGACCTTTACTGGGGCTATCGGTGATGGCGGGCAGGTTAAATTCCAGCCTAGTGAACACTTTGAGACATACGATAATGTAGTATCCCATTCAATACCCGGTGCCGACATTCAGGGAACTACGATTCAGTTGGGTCAGTTGTTGCAGATGAAGGGTATCAGTTTGAATACCTTCCGTACCCGGCATCCGTTCATTGAGGATCCTGAAGCCGAAGGGCGAAGGGTTGATGAAGAGGCGCTTGAGGAAGCAGTTATGGCTGGTATCCAACAGCAGACAGCGCAGGGCGGGTTGCCGATTGTGTACGTGGCTAAGATTGAGAAGCACCGTAAGAAGGGCTTGGATATCTTTGAATCCATTCAGGCAGCAGATGAGGAAATCCGTAAGGAGCAGGCCGCAGCAGCGCCACCACCAGAAGAAGATCAGATGATGGCCCCTGAAGAAGCGTTGGGATTGGCTGGTCCCCCGCAGGCTATGGCTCCAGAACAAATGGCTCCTGAACAGCAGATGGCTCCTGAACAGGCGTTGGCTCAGATGCAGCAGGCGTTGGCAGCAGGGGCGATGTAATGGGTGGTAGTCGAAGGGCGAATCGGCCAGCGAATCCTGCTGCACAAGCAACTCAGCCCGCTCAAGCGGCACCTATGGGTACTGCTGGTGAGATGGGGTACAGTGAGGGAGAGGAGGCGATGTCGGCACAGGCAGCGATTGGGCTTCCTGATAATCGAACTCCTGCTATTCAGGGACCATCTGGCCCGGTTGCTACAGCGACTCCCGGCCCGCCAGTAGATGCTCTGGACGCTGCTCGTGCTTATACTCCTAATGTCATGTCGCTCAATGCGCCGGATGATATGCCTACGATGGAATTGATGGTTGGTGCGGAACGACGTAAGCGTTCGGAAAGTGCTTTGGCAAAGCGCCGACAAGAGGCTGCAACAATCAAAATGTTTGAGAGTCTTGTGGATTTAAATCCAAATAACCCGGACTATGAAGGTGTTCTACAGACTTTGTACATGCGTACAGGTAGATACGTATGACCGGACCTGCGGGGCCAGAGAATACTGGTGAGGCCGGTCATCTAACGGGTGGTGGTGGTAGTCGTAGTACGGCTGTACCGTCATTAGAACAAGAGCGCCAGAATGAACGCATGGAGTTGCTGATACAGAACGGCGCACACAACTATCTTGCTAGTGATCCAGAACTTCTTTCTGAACTTGTTAAAAGTAATCTTTCTGACACAGACATGCTTATGGCTTGGATTGACGGGTTCACTGAGATACAGGCTCATGAACATATAGAAGCGTTTAAGGAACATGCTGATGACCATCAGCGAAATATATACAATACCTTTAATCCTTTGACGCAGGACTTCTTGAAGTCGTATGGCTACAAGTTGCCGCATGATCATTTGGATTGGTGGAATCCCGGTGACTGGGCACAACTCGCACAGAAGAAATTTTCTTCTCAAAGAAATATTCCATTGGCAATTGTAACTGCTCCGGGTTGGGCGATTGCTCAAACAACGCAGGGTGTTTCCGACACAATTAAAATGGGTTGGCAAGCAATAGAACATACCGCACGATTTTCTGAGCGTATGTATCGTGCTGGAATTGATGCGGCAAAGTCCGAAACTGCCAAGGGTCGGGGTGAACTCTACAATCCTTTGAACTGGTGGGAGGGTTGGCAGAACGCAGAATTTCATGGTGCTTCTTTTACCACAGAGTCAAAAGATAAAGCATTGGACCTGCTTGGTGATCAAAAGCATTTCGACATTATGATATCTATTCGTCGTTATGGCAGCGTTGAGCAGGGTCTTCACGAATACTTTCTTTCTAAGAATGGTAATGATTCGAAGCAGGCAATTTCAGATGCACTTGATTTTTTGGGATCTGGCGTCATCGTTTCTGATGAATGGAATACAGCACAAGAGATTCTAAACGCTGGTACTACTCAAGCCATGCAACACACGATGCAGGGCTGGGAAAGTATGGTACGGGAAGTTCCCCAGTATTTTGGTGGGTTGAGAGGCCAACCAGATGCACCGATGGAGGATGCATCCAGAATATGGGTTAAGGGCCAAATGGTTTCTGGATTTGGTGCTGAAATGCTTGGAAGCATGATGTTCGAGCCGTTCAATCATCTTGATATTTATTTGACAATGCGTCGTATGGGGAAGAAAGTTCCGGGTGTTACGGCAGGTAATTGGGTAGAGCAGATAGATCGTACTCATTTGCAGGCTGCGAGTTATCGTGCCTATGAGCAGGCCAAGGCAGGCGAGGATCTTGTTGATGTAGTTTTAAGGTCACGTGTTACTAATGGAATGTTGGTTGATGCAGATGTGGGTGTTAAAGCGAATTTCAAACAGTGGGCGCAGGACAGGCTTGGTGATGATCTTGATTGGCTTAGGGGAAGTTCAGGTGGTATCCGTGCCGGATTGACGCGAGTAAACGACGAGGTTGATTTTGTCAATAATGCGTTTCGCGCTCATATCGAATGGCGAATGAGGTCTGTTCGGGCTGCCGGTAATGGTGAAGATTTTCGTGAGGCTGATCCTATGATCAGGATGTTGACTGATCGGAATCCTGCCTATATGGATGCAATCCCACTCATGCTGCGGTATCACGAGGATGCTGTGTGGGGAAGATACAGCGGTGTAGACGATGTTGGAGAAGGTGCTGAACTGGTTACAGGTCGGCTTGGATTGGATACCTATGACGGGTATTGGGAGTTTTATAGAACTGTAGGTGGCGCACAGGTTTTGGGGGGTCGTCTGCTTGGTGGATATCAAGGCGAGAAATTGTTTCTACCAAACTTGGGATATACCGCAAAAGCAAGATTGCGTTTGGCTGGACTTAAGAGAGGTTTGTTAGACAGGGGTGATAGGGTTGATGAGGTTCCCGGTATTTGGGCTGAAACCTTTAGTCATTTTATTGCAACTGAAACCGATATTATCATCGGGAATCTATACGATAATCTTCAAGGGTATATAACTCAGCCGAATCTTTTCCCTGAGATTGCCGAGGCTGGTAGTCTGCACCATGCCGCATTTGAATTGACACGGTTCGAATTGCAGAAATTGTTGACTGATCCAGAACATTACACTCAAATACTTTTGAATAGTGGATATGCGAAATATGAAGGTTTGGCAAAGACAGATATTGACATTCTTCTAAATTTGGCGAATAAGCAGGGCGAGACAAATATTCAGAGACTAGAAGGTATTTATAGGCATATTCAGGGGGGTGGATCTTTGGACGATCTGCCTGAGAACCTTATTCTTTCTGACGATCTTATGGACGTATTGAGAACTAGGTGGCCTGATATTTCTTCAACGTTCGTGTATTGGGATGACTTGCCCGGTCCAAAGGGACTATCTCATCCTAAGTGGCTGGATCAGGGTATCCAATACGTGAAGAATCGGCGTTTGGGGTATTTGCATCAGCCGGGTAGCAGCGAGGATCTGCTGTTAAGAAAGTTCCCAGAACGAATTGTAAGAATTGGGGAGAAGACTTGGGAAGAATTGTTGCAGATGGGTTACGATGTTGGCCCATATCGTACAAATCTGAGGAAGGCTGGTTACACCAACCCGAAGCAATTGTTGGAAGCAATTGACGAATTCTCTATTAGGGAAGTAGCAGAGCAGGTTGGCCTTGAAACTTCAGAACTAAAATGGTTTCTAAAGAATAGGCTTCATACGGCTGTTTCTGAAAACAAGTTCTATGATGCCGCAGGTAAGATTAAAGATTCAGTCCTTGTGGGTCTTTATACTGGAGCGGCGTTTCCTTTTAAGATTCACGAAAGCATATTTAGACTTACACCAAAGAAAAAGTGGATTGACGTTCAAGGCTTGGGCATGAGCGATGCTGCGCCCATTAGAGACTTTGAAGCATTAATCAGGCAAGGTGTCTTGGCTGGTATGCCACGGCAAACAATCGATTGGTATATTTCACGATTTGCACATGGTGATGAAGCAACACGATGGGGTCTTGTCAACGATGTTGTAACAGAATTCTTGGGTCGTGGTGGCGCATTGAGGTATGGAGGCAAGCACGTTAAGGCATCATGGGACAAGTTTGTTCGTGGTGCCGACATGATCTATGGAAATACTGGTGCAGATCAGTTCATGTCTCGTCATCGTATGACTCCTCGTGCGATAACTCCAGCACTAGCCAGCGAAGGTTACCGTTCTCAAGCAAATGTTATTCCTAATTGGCATGAAATTGGTGAAATGACCAAGTACATGGGTTATATGCGGCATCTTGGCTATAACTTGGGAAGAGCGCAGGTTGATACCTTTTTTCAGAAACATTGGGTTCCGTGGGCTTTGTTCAAGCATGGACTTGCTATCAGGAATGCTGTCGATGAGTTGCTGATTGCTACTTTGAATCACGGAGCCGGTTTCTATATTGATGCGAAACTTTCCAAGGCTGCGCTGAATCAAACCAAGATTTTCGATGCCTACGGAAATCGAATCATTCTAGATAAAGATGCTTTGATCGGTACGCCACCGTTGCGTACAGATGATGTAGTAGCAGCAGAACATATTGCCAACGTTCAAAGAGAGTATGAAGCAGCAGTCAATTATTCACGTACTGAAGGTACAAGGGCACGCAATTTGTGGGCAACACGTGGCATAAATTGGGTGTTCAAGAATTTCCTTGACACGCTCACGGTTGGGCGTGGAAAGGCGTCAAACGCTAAAGCAAGAGACATTGCTAAAAAGCATCCTATGTGGCCTAGAGCGACTGATGCAGAGAAAGAAGTTTTGATATTAGAGGCTGCTGCTGAAAGAGCCGGTAACCATCACCTCTCAGCACATCTGCGTACTGTCAACAATTTTGCTGAACGGGTTTCTCACGACATGGCTGGTCTGCTTCACGCAGGAGCAAATGCGTTGCCATTTCCGTTTGAACCGTTCAATGAAGCAGCAGCAAGACTTCTACGCAGAAACGATGCAAGAAACTTCCATGCAGCGAGGCTACTGGTAGCCCATCCCTTTACTGCATCACCGCATTTGGAAGGGATTCTTACTCCCTTCAAAGGATACTACGATATAACGCAGCGACCAAATGTGGCACAACTACTAGGTTCGCAAAGCATCGCTGATCCGACGGTACTTGATTGGATGAAGTTGGATTACAGCGACAGTGCGTTGGCATGGCGATTCCCGCAGGGAATTGAGAATGATCCGCTTTCAAATCTTCAAGCAGCAGGCCAACACATGCAAGCGTTTTGGGCTGATGAACCAGTTTATGCAATACAGGCTCGTGTAGTGGCCCATAATATTGGACCTGACTTTGGTCCGAAGTTGGATGATATTGTAAAGAAATTGGGTATTAAAATTGACGATGATCTAGAGTTGACTGCTACGCAGAATCAGGCAAAGTCTGCACGATATATCTATGAATTGATGGCGGGCACTATTGGCGACGGAAGCAACTATCATCTTCGTGAGTTGATTCGGACTTACTATATCGCTGAAGCAAATTCTTTAGCCTCTGGAGGATGGCGTAGTTTAGATGCCTTCTTCCCGCAGGGAATAGATTGGAATTCTAAATCGGCAGCAGACAAGATACTTCAAAGTATATCTGATCCTAATGCTAAGGCGGTTCTAGCAGAAATCTTCGCAATGGATACGGTGTCTCGTCAGCAGACGTTGGCTTGGCTTTCGATCCGTGATCTTGATCCACGACTAATGGATACTGATATAAATGTTCTCTATGCGCGAGGGGTTGAGGATGCCACAAATGAATTGATAACTGTCGATGGTATTGAACGGTTGCACGCGATGGCTCGTACTCATGGTGTTGATCCCATATTCGCCCAGATGCAAAGGGCCACCACTCCAGACCAATTGCGTCTATGGCATCCACAGGCAAATGTCTTTGAGAGCATGGGCTTGTCTTACATGTTTATGAATCCGGGTACACCTGTTGCAGATAAGATGTTCGACTCGTTGAAAGAGTTTTTGACTTTCTATCTTGAATCAGATGATCTTGCAGTTTCTGTTATACATAGTTTGAATCCTGCAAATAATCCACACGGGTCGGTATTGCCTACAAAATGGCTAGAAACTTATGTCCCCGGAGCCACTGTAGCATTGGCTCCGGGTGCTGTTGCGCCTAGTCCCCAAGCGGTAAATATTGCCATTCAGGGATTCTTGGCAAATATTACAGATACCCGAATTGTGAATATGCCAATACCACTATTGGTTGGATCCCATAACCCTCATCTTTCTAAGAAAGTCGGTCTTGCCGTTCGACGGTGGTACAAGTGGTTGGCTGCGGATGAAGATTTTCCGGTTGATGGTATTAGAGCGATTCTGGAGAAGTCCAAGGAAACGGCAGATGATATTCTTCTAGAAAGCCGCATTGTTAGTTTTGCTGAATATGATGCTCAACCGTCGTTTGGACAGACATTTTCAGTAACTGCTGGTAATCGAATTCCTATTTCCAATATTGGTGGTCCTGAATCGAATCCACCAAGAATATTTGTGCAGGGAAGTATGGGTCCAGATGGTCAATGGATGAGTACGACAGATTTGCCGACAAGGTGGTCAGCCGTTCCTGATCCAGATGCTCCAGCAGGAGAAACTTGGGAATTGGCTTCAAGAACTCGTGGAACGGTTAGAGATGAGAAACGTGTAATAGATAGGCGTGAATATTTGGAATCACAGATCATAAATTCGATGCGTGGATTTGAGACTCTTCCAGATGAAACTGTTGTTCAGTATTTCTTCTCGCCTTCGATGAGTAACGATCCCATGTACGAGAATGTCTTCCGATACCATCGTGAACCGGTCCCATCGCAGAGAATCGCTCCTATTTATGATGAGTTTGGCGCACGTATGGAGCGACTTATTGATTTGTTCAATGAGTATTCTGATGGTACCCACACTTGGGGACAGTTCGAAGAGGCTATTTGGCGTCGCTTTGGTGACGCTCCTGTTACTGCCAAGAAGGGTATTGGCCCGCAAATGCGGATTGAGGAATCACGGGACTTTATTGGAACAGTTGGCGAAGGGCCTATTGGTGAGCATGGATTCCGACGAATCTTCGATCATCATAAAGAATCGGACATTATTCCTTCAAGGAGATTGACCAAGGAACCGATAGGAGATATTAATGATTTCCCCGGCAGGGACAAGTTGCCAATAGGACAGTGGCTTCGTACTCGTATGCAATCCGGTAGTGCCCTTGAGGGAGAATCATTTGGTCAGCCACTTACGGGACAAGGAAGGCGATCTGGCGCTGGAAGGCACGGTGCGCGGGGGACTCCTGAAGGTACTGTAGACGTACCAGAGTCTGAATATACAGAGTTCCTTGATGACGATTTGCGGGGAACACTAGCGGAGTATCAAGCGGCAGCAGAACAATTGACTGCTCATGCACATGGTCAACCAGTTGAAGCGGGACTGAAAGACTTCTTTGCGTGGCGACAGAGCCTTCTGAATGACAATATTGAGCATATTGATAGTGTCTGGCCGTTCTGGGAGGCGGGAGCAGTACCGGAAGAAATAATTATTCCTCCACAGGCAGCCACTTGGGATGATTTGAAGGATCCGCTAACAGGTGAACCAATTCCTGAAATGCTTGGACAAATTAATGCTGAACGAACGAAGGCGATAGCCGATGCGAAGAATGCGGAGGTACGAAGGACTCGTATCGAACGGTTCTTCCAAGAGTCACGCGAAACGCTTGAACAGCGCAATGTTCCAATTGATTATGAGGTTATGCGAGGTGGAGTAGTTTCTCCTGTAGAACGCCTAGTTCGTAGCAGGATGAATAATTTCCCAGTAGCAGACATGCCTCGTAACTTGTGGATGTGGGAACCTACATTGGGGAGGTCGGTCAGACCCGGCGATGTCGGTGGTTTCACTAAGAATAATAATCCATTTGTTGCCGTTCATGCGGAAACTGTGGGTCTTGGATTTGAAACAGTTGCTGGTTCAGGAACTATAAGACTGTTGAATATGTATCGTCATACTGGTACTGGCGATTTTATTTGGTTGAGAGATGGAGCAGAATTGGTCTTACCGTCATTTCGTGGCGTGGCTTCAAGGCAGATAGGGCCTGCTGCCGATCCTTCTCCAGTAGTTACTTCTGTTCCAGATTCTGTAATTCCCCAACAGAATATTGATGCTCGGTTGGATATTGGTGGGGCAGATATAGAACTTCATCCCGGTGCTATCGATGTTCCATTTGAATACTTGGATACCGAAATTGCTAATCAACCTCCATCTCCAGTTGATCTAAACTTTCGAAGTAAGGGGAGGGGACTACCTGAAATACCTGTTTACAATTCATTGGATGTGAAGAAGCAGGTCGTGGTTATGGATCATCAATACGAGATGCTGCTTCGTGGTGAGATGTCTGGCTTTGCGGTACCACCACAAACAGAGAAAGGCAAGATGGTTGTTCAGGGTCGTACAGATCCGATGTCTGAAACTCTTAAGGCTCGTAGCGGTCAAAAGCGTCCGCTTCTAATGGACGAGGATCCAGAGGTCGGTCAGGTCTTTACCAAACTATCAAAGACTAGAGGTCGTGGCCCCTTGACGGGTGTGGAAGAAGGCGACCTTCTTGAACTTAGGCCAAGGGCTACCTATCGCAAAAAGCCCGGTCCTGTTGAAAAGAAACTGATTGAAGAAGGTCGGATCAAAGGTGCGAAGCGTGGTAGGACTATTGCGGCAGGAGGCGTCCCCTATCCTGTAAGAGTTAAGAAAGTAGTTAATGCTAGAACTATATCGCATGAAGACTTTGCAGAACTTGTGGGAATAACCGTAGAGGAAGTTAAGGCTAATTGGAATTCAGGTAGGAACTACAGTCGCTATCGGGTCGCTATGATTGAACCGGTTGTAGGAAAGTCTGGGTGGCAGAAGTCGCATTTGAATATTGACGATCCAAATAAGAAATCGCCACGAACACGTGTTATGGGTGACCCCGGAACAAGTTATTCCTATACCGGCAAGACCTTTGAGCCGCAGCCTTGGTCCCCGATGATTGCCGTTATCAGGGATCGTATTGAACAAATCACTGGCTACCAGTTTGATCTTGTGATTGCTCAACGTTATGACACTTTTGATACCAAGTTAGGCGCACATTTTGACAGGGTTGGGAATGATTATAATCTTCCTGAAGAGATCGTTGTTTCTGTCAACTTTGGTGCTACACGAAATTTCCAGTTTCGGCCTCGCCGTAAGATTAAGTCGGGTGAGCGCGCAGGTGAAGGTACCGGAGATTTGTACCATTACTTCGATGATCCTACACATAAGCGGGAGCCGGGGCCGGTTATCGAACTTCATGAGGGCGACATTCTCGCAATGATGAAGGGCACGAATGCCAATTGGGAACATCAGGTTCTAGAGGGTCTAGCGGATTCGGGACCGCGAATCAATCTGACATTCCGTAGAATAAGCGAGCAGACTAACAAGCAGGTTCGTTTCCAAGATCCACCAGATCCGGTTACCGCAGCCGGGACTGTAGCAGTTCATCCTTCTGGACTGGAGAAAATCATTTCTGGTGGTCAAAACGGTGCTGATGAGGCCGGGTTGTTGGCTGCTCGGGAGTTGGGTATACCCACGGGGGGTACCGCTACATATCGGTGGGATACGACATTGGGGCCGAAACCGGAGCAGGCTGAACAGTTTGGTTTGGTGGCAGATGCGAAGGATTTCCCGAAAGCGGCGTCACGGTATGGATCCCGAACTAGGCAGAATGTAGTAAATTCTGATGGGACAGTTCTCTTTAGTGAAAACACAACAGATGCGGGAAGTGCCTTAACTATAAATATAGCAGAACAACTTGGGAAGCCTCTACTTCACGTTTCTGGAACTAGCGATAAGGCAAAAGCAGAGTTTATACAGTGGCTGACTGATAATAATATCCATACTTTGAATGTTGCGGGTAATCGAATGTGGACTAAGCCGGGTCAATTACGGCGTAGTGCAGACTTTCAGGATCGGGTGCATCAGTTCCTTCTAGACGCGCTGAGAAGCATGGGGGATCTTCCTGTTACCGCTGGTACCGGTACCCCTCCTGCCAGTCTAAGTACTACCATGCTGGACGAGGCAACCTCTATACCAGAGAATATCACTAATTTCGATCAGTTCGAGACTTGGGCTGCTGCCGAGTTGGTTGCTATGCCATCAGCAGTTAGGCCAGAGGAAGCCGCATGGCGCGCACTACATCTGAAAGACTGGCCTGCTGCCGATAAGGCGTCGATTGAAGCATTAGCAGGCATCGGCATGTGGGATAAATCGTTTCAGGGATTGTCGTATGAAAAGCGTCCCATATGGTTTGCGCGTGATACGCCGGAAGAGTGGGCGCAACGCCAGAGTAATGATAGTGGAATGAGAAATCACGATTTGCATATTGCTACTGGACCGGTGGGAGATACTAGTGAAGCGGCGTTTTATAGAGAAATGGAGGAAGCCGACGCAGCACGCGGGTTGTTCCCAGATGAACCCCATGTCGTTGAGCATCTTCGTCGCTATGGGTACAGCGATGAGGATATTGCTAGGTTGCAGGGTCCACCCGGTGCTGCTCCTGCTGCTGCTGCTGATACCGGCCCGGTCACAGTTTGGGCAGGAAACACTCCAACAAGACCTAGATCAAATCCAGAGTTGTCTAATGTCCAAGACCTACCCGGAGGGTTCACCTTTAGAGGAAAGACGTTTGTAAGTCCTGAAGCCGCATATCAGGCCCATAAGTCCGGGTTGAGGTCAACAACTGATTCTGCGACCGGGAGAAGATACGACAAGGAAGGCTACGATCTTAGCGAACCTTGGGTTGAAATGAAGGGCTGGACTGCCAAAGACAAGGGTCGTGGCCGACGGGTCGATATGTCGAAGGGTCCGACTGATTCTGTTCACCTTATGGAAGAAATTGTTGATGCGAGATTGATGCAAGACTCAAAATTTATAGAGGCTTTGGCTGCTACAGGCGACCGTAGGATTCTTCATCCGTCTAATGATATTTGGGAAACTGAGTATCCAAGAATATTGATGGAGAGGCGACGCTCAGTACAAGAGGCTGTCAATTCGGATAGACCTCCGGTTGCACCTGTGAGTAGGACTGCTAAAGAAGAGATGGATAGTGGCGAGTGGGAGTTGGTTGAACAGCAGTATTTGGGTCCACATGATGAAATGAATGCTGCTGAACATTTTGCACGTACAAGTTTTCGAGAGGTAATGTTCTTGGGAACTAATGAGAATAAGACGGCGCGTGCGGCACGAGCCGGTGGTGAGATAGCACGAATGACAGAGCCTTCGGCTTTGCCGGGTCTGGCAACTGATTTGCCGGAAGGTGCGCTTGCGGGAACAGGAGCAGGGAGGCCAGATTCGCATTATTCTTGGCTGTTGGAAGCGATTGATCCTCCCGGTGGGACAATATCAAAGCAGCGGATACTACAGATCCATAATCCAGATTATGTACCGGATCGTATTTCTGGTAAAGCACCTGTTACTGCTGCCCGTGATAAGCCACGGTGGGATGATCGCCTAAAGCGATCTTTCTTTGAATCTCAAATTCAGCCGATGATTACTGCGATGATTCGGGAGCCTCTGTATTTCCATAACTTTAAGGAAGCCCTTAATTTGATGGATGGGTACAGGGTTTTCTTCCATCATGAACTAAATAGATTTGCGGGACTAGATGAGATTCTTAGAACTCCGTTGGATGGTTTGGTTGATGAACTCTTTAAAAAGCCTTATGCTGCCAATTTGCCTCGTCCGGTAATGAGGCAAGTCTCTGATGGCGGTAAGACCCAGTGGAGACTTTTTGATGAATCAAGCGAACGCTTGGATGAAAGTGTTCCAAAGAGAAGGGGTCAGCAAAGATCGAATTTCGATGACTTCCTAGAATTTGAATATCAGAATCTTGTTCGAATGGAGCAAGATGTAAATGATCCAGCGAGTCGTATGGCTCATTTGCTTGCACAGTATTTTGATAATGTTACGGATACGAGTCGTCCTGATGCAATTGACAAGATGTTCTATCTGGATAGGCGCACGTATCATATCCATGATGGAAATACTCCATTGTATCTTCCTGATGGAAGTCCCTTGTTGGGTGAAATTTGGGACTTGGGTCCGTTCTATAAGTTGTTTGGCTCAACTGGTGTACCGGGTGAAGGCTTTGAAAGGTTCTTTGATGCCATACGGATGAATAATGCAGAGGATTACAGCAGATTGAAGAGAGGTATGGTTGAACTAATGGCTGGTCGTATCCAGATGGAAGTTAAACATGCGGAATTGGCTATCGAACGTGCAGCGGGTGTCACATCAAAGTTTGTTGATAACCATGCTTTGAGAACACAGTTTCAGGCACAGGCGGGTACTGCAATCCCGTTCTTCTTCGCACAGTTGCAATTCCTGCAACGGTGGGGACGCACACTCAAGTATCATCCTAATGCTTTGAGCAAAATGAATTGGTGGCTACTTGCTGCCCAGCGTTCGGGCTATATGTTTACGGATACTAGAGATGAACAGCGTGTAATGATTCCGGGTACGGAGTGGACTACGCAGTTCACGTTTGAAACGATGGCAAAGTTCCCGCTTGTACGCCGTATCTTTGGTGATATCGCCGTAATGGGTGACGATTACACTATGAGAAATGACCGGCTTTCTCCCGGTTATGATCTAGATAATATTGCTAACATAACGTTTGGGCCGATGATAAGCCTACCATCCAATTTGTTTTCGATGATTGATCCGAAACTTGCTTCCGATGAATGGATGGGTCCAAGCCTTGTCAGTCAGTGGGCGTTCTTGTCGGAAGGTTTGGATACATCGGGACCGGATTGGGATGCTCAATCTTTCTGGAGGATTGCCTTTGGTTCGGTTCTGCCTGCGCCGATAGTAAATGTGGGAACCGTGATAACTTCGTTGATCGCATCTAACATATTTGGTGCCAGTTCTGGTGCGGGAGATAAAGCATTCTTTGATGCAGTCTATATGACAGCGAATAATGGTTGGCTACCTGATCCTATCGATATGACTGATCTGTCACGTAGTGAGCATGATTTGTTGAATCAAGATACACTTAATGCTTTTTATCATCTTGGTAATTCATTGATGCTAATTAGAGGTCTTACTGGATCGTTTGGTCCTACACGTATGGATCCTGCATCTCTTGTCGATCCAAAGGATTGGGAATGGAATGAGAACTTCCAGAAGTTGATTGATGAGGGTGCAACTCACGAAGAAGCATTCAGTACAATGTACGAAGAGTATTTTGATGAGTTTGTAGCGGAACAAACTGCTTTGGGGAAAACTGAGGCTGAAATTCTGCGACTTTGGCAGCCAGAAATCTTGAAGATTTCAGTATTCTCAACTGGTAAGACTGGTAAGGATACTATCGCGGCGTTGCCACAGACTGTTGCTGCGATGGAATGGTTGGATACTCCGGGGAATACGGAGTTTCTTAATAATTATCCGAAGGTTGGTGGATTCTTTATTCCTCGTGGGGTAACTGAAGAGAGTCGTGAATACGATATGGGTGCTATTAATCGATACATTGGTATGAATATGCGATTCAGGCAGGATCCTGAAGAATGGATTACAGGAGTTTATGTACATGAGGGTGCGATGCAGTATTACCCGAAGAGTCTAGAGCATAAGCAGAGGATGGCAGAATATCGGGCTGCTGAGAAGCAGGGACTACCTAACTATGTGAACCCCGGAGAGTCTTGGGCACAAACGAAACTTGATGAACAGAAGATATGGGATACATGGGAAGAAACGTTTAAGAACTTTCATCCTATATTTGCTGCCAGTTTGGTTGAGCAGTATTCGGGTTTGCGTCGTGATGATGCTCTTGAGGAAATGGCTATCTTGATGGCTAATGTTGATCAGATTCCTGATACGACGTATAAGAACGACATCGTGATGTTTATGAATGATATTCTTAAACTGAATAGTGCGTTGCGAGCGATGGCTGGTATTACTGATCGGACTGCTACGGCGAGGCGTAACTCTATTAAGAAAAAGTATTACGAACACGTGCAAAACTTTATTGTGGGAAGTCACCGTAAGCCGTGGCTATTCGAACTTTACAATAATTTGTTTATACCTTTGATCGAAGAAAGTTGGATTGTAAAATATGATGCTGGCACTCATGCCTACGAGGAGTAATAATGCAAGGTGATTATGGGACTGGTCCTAGTGAGCCTGAACAGGATGCAGTAAGTGATGATCGTAATCCTGAGGCATCTACCACCACCGCACAACCCTATCCATCTGTTGATACAGTAACAGTAGGGGGTGGGAATGCATCTGTAAGTATGGCGACATATCAGTCTAATCGTGATCCGGCTGACGCATTTGAAGCATTTATTAATTTGTTGCTAGATCAGAAGATTTTCTTTATTCGTGGATTTTCATCTGAACTCAGTGGCGATCCGATGCTGGATCCCTTCGGTTTGGCGACACATCCCGATATGGCAAGTGCGGAAACCCAACTTGGTTGGGAGCATGGTGGCGATCCCGCTGAAAAGGCTACAATGGTAGAAATTGAATCTGCTGAAGGGCAGCAGCATTTGGAAGATGCGTGGCGTCACGAGCATAGTATATCTGCTGGTGACTTAACTGCTGATCAGAGAAAGCAGTTTGAGGATTGGCAGGACGCTACGGTTGGCGGGAACGCCTTCATGTATCTACTAGAAGCAGGTGACCCTGCTCTTGGAACGATTACTGATTCCAATTATCCCTCTCTACTTGTTCCCAGTTATGACGGAAGCGTCATGGGGAATATGAGTAGGATTGAGGAAGCATTGAGGGCGGTACCGTTGGATAGGCCGTCGTTTGATGCGTTTACCCATTCGATGTCTCGGTCGGATCCACGAAAATGGCGTGCTGTTCAGTCTGTCATGTCGATGATGGGGTACTACGGTGAGAATATTCCACAAATTCGGTGGGGAGGGCATTCCTATATAGATCGAAATGCTTTTCAATGGATGATGACAGATATTGTAAATGAGGAATTGAAGGTTGCTCAACACAACAGAAACAATCCTGACGCGCCTTTGCCTAAGCCCACGCTACGAGGATTTGTTGATCGTAAATATACCGAACATTTGGAGGAATCTGTTAGGCAGGCTAATGCTGGCGCAGATGGCTTGGCTGCCTTCGGTGGTGATGTGAGTACCCATATTCAAAACAATATTGCTGATTCTTTGAATTATCTAGGCCAGTCTGTTACTCCGTCTATGAAGAATCGCATTAATACTATGGTTAATGAGATGTTTGTTGAGGGGGATTTGGATGCTGCGGCTGTTTTGAATACCGATTTGGTTGGGATGCAGGTAAGCGATGATGCGCTACGTAGTGCGGATGCTTGGTTGGCTGCGTTTCATGGTAACCAGAGGGGCTGGGAAGACAACATCCAGTTTGGTGTTAATGGTACGCCTACGGAGTTGCTGCGTATCGCTCGGGGGGCCGGTGTGGACCTTACCGGTGTAAACGTGCAGGGCAAGTATCGGGAACGGGAACTTGGCCCTGACGGGGAGATGAGAGATGTCGTAACTGGAGAGTTTGCACCGATTTCGGGCATGACAACAGAGCAACGGCACAACGTCGCTCGTTGGTACTTCTTGACTCTTCTACAACAAAACAATAATAACTTGAGTGTTACTGCGAATCAATACGCAAACACTATCGGTAACCGTGTATTCGAACAAAGCGGTTTTGATGATGCGTGGCTAGATAATACTGTTCGTATTGCCAATCAAGATCCAACTTCGTTTGCTTATCGGGCAGGCTGGGATACGTATGAGGAACAAAGTCAGGAACGAATCGATGCGTTGAATAATGTTGAAGCACGTGTCATGGCTTCTGAAGATTTCTCTAACATCAGTAATAAGGCTGGATCAAAGGCTTTGGCTGCTGCATTGACCGCTATGACAGGTAGTTCTTCTAAGCAGAGGCGACCACGGCTATGACAACTGAAACCTATCAATCACCTATTGCAGTTCTGGATGGTTTATGGAAACCATTCGGTAGGTATGTAAGCAGGTTTCTTGGCTATATGGGGAATGATGTTATGCCTGTTGTGGGCCGCGTACAGAATGACGAGGCTCGTCAAATGTATGATGCCGTATTCCAGCAGTTGGGAGAAGAAGCAAATACCATCTTTGGTTCTGCTAATGGAGACATATTGAAAGATGGGTTAGGTGTATGGGTTACTTGGAAAGATGATGCTGCTTTGAACAAGGCTCTTGAAGTTGCTGCTGATTATGGCATCTCTTTGAATCCTGATTCCCCAAACATTATTGAACCTTTGGGATTGAGAAATAATGAGACTCCGTATGAGATACCGGGGGTTGATGTAAGCAAGTATTCGGGTACACGTGGAAGCCAGATGAATAACGGTGCCGGTCTTGTTGGTGATTCATTTGATTCCATAATGGGTGCGATGTTTTATGACAGGAATTGGACTCCAGAAGATAAATGGCATCCCGGCGAAATGTATATAAATATCTTGGATGGGGCTGTTGATGCTTCTAGCCCTGAGTTTGCTGATTGGTTCCAGTCTGCGATGGATATGTGGATGGGTGAATCTTCTGAGATGCGTCAGCAGTTCTTCTACGATCTGTTGGCTAGTAACCCGGATGCTTGGGCTGATTGGATCCATGAATGTATTTATCCACCGGATGAGCGGCCTTCGCGTACAACTAAGATTACTCCTGAGCCTGAAGATTCTGAAGAAGAAGAAGGAGGAGAAGACGGTCGCGGTGGACATGAAAGGCCGGGACGAGAGTGGGAAGAAGGAGGAGAAGACGGTCGCGGTGGACATGAAAGGCCGGGACGAGAGTGGCCCGACGACCCGCCCCCCGGTACTGGTGGGCATAAGAAGCCGATACCGGTAGATCCGAAACCTGATGGTCCTCAACCAGACCCGCCTCATGGTGAACATCGGCGTCCTGTTGAGCCAGAAAGAGAAGGATCAGAACCACTTGAAACTCATACATGGCCCGGAGGTGGGTTGGCGCGTCTTCTAGGAGAAGAGGAACCTCATACAAGATCGATATGGCCGGGTAGGAGGAGACATCCGCTTGATCCTGAAGCCGATAATTTTTTCTCAGGATTGTGGGGATCGATATTGAGGCTTGGACCGGATGCTATAGAAGAATGGATTATGGATAATTACAATTGGGACAGACAACGAGAGCGTTCTAAACTAGGTGTTGGATCAGATTGGGATCCTGAAGGGGGATGGGATGCCCATTGGGATAACAAGTGGGCTACTCAGGAGCGGCGTTGGGAAGAACGTCTGGCTGATAAACGGAGGAATGCATAATGCCTGATCCGGGTGTAAGACAAGAAGACATGCCACAGCCTAGTGTGACCTTTTCGCCTGAGATTGTTGTTAACCAACCACCTGATCCTAAGTGGGATGCTGGGGAATGGTGGGTTACATTGCAGCGGATGTATCCGGGCTGGGCAAAGATCATTGAAAGTGAACCCGGAATGCAGGACATCGTTAGTGAATTCTTTGCGGGTTTGGATCCTGATACGATTGATTGGCGTGATGTGGAATTGAACTTGACTAATTTGTTGAAGGGTTCGAAGTGGTACACGGAGCAGGCTCAGAGTGTAAGGGATTCCATTCTTCTTGAAATGGAAGACCCCGCTACATACAAATATAATATTGGTCAGAATGAAAAAGACATTAAGCAAATTTTGTATAACATGGGTCTATCATTGACCGATAATTCAATTGGTGTCTTTGCAGAGCGAGCAGAACGATATAACTGGGATCTGAATCAACTAACAGAACATCTTGTCAAGTATGCCCGTGGTGGCGAGAAGCCTGTACGGGGTGGTATTAAGCGTACCTTCGAAGATATCAAGAGTTATGCACAGAGTATGCTTACACCGATTGGTGATGGAGATACTTGGAATTTTGCATATAAGATTGAGGCGGGTAATGATTCTATGGAGAATGCTGAAGACCATATTCAGGGGATCGCTGCTGAAACTTTCAACTTTGTGAATGTTCAGGAACTTGCATCTAAAGGATTGACTATTTCTGATCTTCTATCAGGTGTGAAGGAACAGATTGCGACTACCCTAGATTTGAATTCTAATGATGTTCGTTTGTATAATATGTCTTTGGATGATCTGGTTGTCGGAGAAGGCGAAAGCAAACGGTTCATTAATCGTCAGGAAACCGAAGCATGGGCAAAGAAGCAGGGTCGTTACCAGATGACAGATGCTTATCGTGGCGATGTGCGTGATCTTGCACAGGGTGTTGCCAATCACTTTGGTACGCGAGCATTTGGAGGCTACGTGTAATGGCTAATCTTACACCGGAGGCTGCTTCTTATTTGCAGTTTCTTAATTCGATAAAGCAAGAACAGGGTATTGAAGGTCTTATCGAATTTGCTTTGGATCCTATGGGTACAGGCGAAACGGGTGCCGGTATCATCAGTGAGGGTGCTGCTGCGAAATTGCTTGAGCAGGGTGAACTCGCAAATATCAATGATAAGACAATCTTTGAATGGAATGCAGGTGCTGGTGGTAGGGGGCCAGAAGGCGGTGATCAGATAAATGTAATTGGCGAATTTGATGAAGACGAAGAGGACGAAGAGGAAGCTGACGAAGGT